GTCTACATTTCCAGCGTCTTGCAATACATCTCCAACAAAAGGTGTTCCTTCGTAACCTACCTCTTTGTTGATTCTTGTAGCAATTGCTTTTTCTTCATCAGTTGCAAAGTGTTCATCCCATGCAGCTAATCTTTTTCTCATATACCAATGCCATATTGGTGGTACTAATGCAATAAAGAATACTACAAAGTAACCCCAACCTGTATTTGGACATCCGACATTTTCGAGTTCCCAAAAATGAGTTTCTCCTCTGTCGTGATGGTCAGCCTGTCTGCCGATTTCAATAAAGAACCAAGCAGTAAAAGCTGTTGAGTTATCCCAATTGTGTCTGTAATCAATTGGTTGGTCTTTAACACGAATTAGACCATAATGTTCTAGATAGTTAAGTGCTTCTAGTTCAAAATTTGAGATACCCCAAATTGTTGCTAGTACAGCCATACCTATCCAACCACCAGCGGCAAAGAATAATGCTACTGTTGGTACTGCCATTAGATATCCTCTTATCCAACGGTTTTGCCAAGAAATGAATGATACACCCATTCTTGATAGTCTTTCTTTTTCCATGTTAAATAGAAATTTTGATTGACCTAGATATGAAAGTGGATAGTGACCATAGATTGTACGACCTCTTGGTGCCGTAGCAGGGTCATCTTCACTTGCAAGTTCTAAGTGATGATTGTACACATGAGCGTAACAGAAATGAGCTGAACCAGATAGTGCCATCATTACTCTAGAAATCACAAATCCAAATCCTTTAGTATGACTTAGTTCGTGACCATAGATAATACCAATACCTATAAAGATACCTGATGATAATGTTGCACCGATAAGGTTAACTGCTGTTATGCCTTCGTACATAGGTATAATACCGAATATGCTAGTAACTAATTCGCCTTCTGCACCACCGAATGCCATGAAAGAATAAACTCTCCATGCCATTACTAATTGGAAAAGTACGAATATAGGTAACATGAAATACATTGTCAAGTTTTGAAAACTTGCCCAACCTAATGTGTTACCTTCACTATCATATCCTACACCTGTTGTTTCAAACTTAGTAGCGATATCTACTAGCAAACCTACGAATAGTAAAACTACTCCTAACCATGCCATGATACCACCAATAAGTACACCAGCACCAGCAACGATAATTAAAATCGGAGCTAGTAAGTAGCGTAAGTTTAGTAATATTTGTCCCATTTGATTTTTCCTCCTATCAAATGTTTTATACTTGGATTATATCGTAAGGAACAAAGAAAGTCAAGCTTAATTCGACTTTAATTGAGGGACGATATAGCTAAATCCAAATAACTGTTATTATTTAGTATTAATAAAACCTTAACAATGAATTATTTTTTATGTTTCATTCTATGCGAATATTATAAAATACTAATGTTATTTTGCAATTACAAACTGGCCTGATAGAGGTGTTCTTGATGTAATATATTCATACATCAATCTAATAAACTTATCCTTTTTTGTTCCTGATTTAAAAAACTTTTTTAAGTCTGGCATTATTTCATTAATAATATAAATGGCACTTATAGCACCTCTTTCAAAATCAAATCTTTTTTTATCTTTTCTTAGATACTCAATTTTTTCTAATGCCTTAAAATATTTTTGTTCACCTGCTTGATATTTTTTTAAAGTAGAATTTGCTAATCCTCTATCAATAAATCCTAATAATTGGCAAAATACTTTTATAGAACCTATCGAACCACCTCTTGCCTCTGCCTTACTAAAAATTGCCTCTGCAACAAATCTTTTTGCTGAAGGGTCATGTCTTAATTTTATTTCACCACCTGATTGTAACATTATTCTCATGTCTCTGGTTTCTGCTTTCTGACCATATTTTACTTTTTTATATTTTTGCCAGTCTGTTACATTTTTAACTTTAACTTTATTAATAATTTTTATTTCAGTTTTTCTATCAAAGTTTACTAATTGTAATATAGGTTCTGTCTTTGTTACTTTTTTTAATGATAATGGCAATAAATCTCCAGTATCAATTAAATCAGATACTAAAGAATTTAAACTAGGAAAATCATAATAGCTTTCATTTTGTGCTTTTATTAAGTCTTGTTTTATGGATGCCTTTGCTTTATTACTTCCTAAATAAATATCTGCCGGTGACCATTTGTTTACATTACCAAATTTTGGCTGTGTTGTATATTTTTGTTTGTTTGCAATCTTAAATAAGTTTTCTATATTACCCATTATTTCATTATCACCTCTAAAATAAAATAATTTTTGAAAACCTGCAGCCCCTATCTTTAAATCTTTATCAATATCTCCTATATCATTAACTAGTTTCTTTGCAATTTTTATTGAAGATATATACCAAGAATTATCATCTGTCAAGAATGTTTCTATCGCATCCCCGGATACGCCAGGTGTAACTATTCTTTGTAGTGATTTATTGATTTCATTTTTGCCTACTTTTGCTCTGAAATCAGCATACTCTGGATAAAGTTTTTCATCAAATATTTGATTTGATTTTGTCTTACCCAATAAGTCTGCTACTGCACATAGTAATGCTTGAGCGCTTTCTGCCAATGCTGTTTTGTCTGCCATACATACTATTTATAACTTAAAATCAGAAAACTTCTCGTAAGCACCTTCTGGTGTTATCTTTTCTTCTTCTTCAGTCTGATTACTATCAACAATGTTCTGAGCAGAAGCTTCAACATCAAATAGTCTCATCTTAGAACGGTCTACACCTATGATAAAAGAACGATTCATACTTGGGTCGCCGAATCTGTTCTTTAATTGTTTGACTTTTAATTGACCTAATTGGTCTAACTCATCATTAGAGATTAGTGCAAACATGAAGTCTGCTGTTGCCGGCAAACCAAATGATTCTGCTGTATCTTCTAAACCAATATCTGTTGAAGTAAAACCACTTCTTGTCGTTTGAGTAGCAGAGAATATAGGCATATCAAATTCAACTGCAAGTCCCCTTAACTCCTCAGCAATTGCCTTGATATAAAAATATGATGAGATATTACCACCTTTGAACCTGCTACTCGCACATATATTGAGGTAATCTATAAAGACTACATCTGGTTTAAAAGTTTTCTTCAATGATAATTCGTTTAGTAATGCTCTGAAATGACCACTATGAGCAGAGGCAGTAGGATATTCTTTGATGATTAATTTGCCTATTGTTTTCTTTTGTAACTTAGACATTTTACTTTCATACATATCTTTTGGCATGGCATGTAAATCATCTATTGTAACATCCATTAAATTAGCGTCTACCCTTTCTGCAATTCTTTCTTCTGCCATTTCAAGAGTAATATATAAAACATTTTTGCCATCTTGCAACCAATTTGCAGCTGCATGACACATGAATAATGATTTACCAACACCTGTACCTGCAAGTGCAATGTTAAGTGTTTTACTTGGCACACCACCTTTTGTAATTCTGTTAAAGTAATTTAAATCAAACTTAAATCTTTTTTCTCTTTTGTGATAGAAATCATATCTTGCCTCTGAATCATCAACATAATCATGCCCAACATGATTGTCAAAAGATACTGCAAGTGCCTCAGATAATATACTAGGTATTGCCTCTGGATTTTGTTTCTTATCTTTACCATCTAGAATCTGAATACCTGATAAGACTGCATTATGTACTGCCCTATCTTTACAAAACTTTTCTGTTGTATCTAATAACCATTGTAATTCTACTTCTTGATTATCAAGTTTGTTTACAATAGTTTTGATTTCAGTTAATTCATCTTCTTTTAAATCTTTTCTTTTATTTAATTCTACAAGTATGGTTTCTTTTGTAGGTAAGTTTTTATATTTAAGTACAAACTCATTTATCTCACCGAATAATGTAGCTTCACTATGACTAGTAAAGAAATCTGATTTAATAAAAGGTAAAACTTTTCTTGTAAAGTCTTCATTATAAAATAAATTTCTTAATATAATTCTTTCTATTCTATCACTCATAACTATACCTTCTTATATCTTCATATCATGTCTGGCATACCATGCCTTCGATATATCTTCAAACTCTAAATTAAATGATATAATTGTTTTTCTACTATCATTTAAAACTTTTGGACCTCTATGAATAATAAAACTAGGAAATATTATAACATCTCCTTCATTTGCTTGAACAGTAATTTTTTTATCATGTTGGTCAATTAATTCTGTTTTAGGTGTATCATCAGGTAACTCTAGGTAATAAACACCTGTGTAATTTTCACCATGAATATGCCAGTTATGCACACTATTTTTCACATAACATTGATACCACATACCTTTTATTTCAACACCTTGATAATTTAAGTCATCAGCACAAGTCAAAAAATGTTCATGTAGTTTAGGTGCTAAATACTGTACCCATTCTCTATTAAAATCAGAATATTTTGACCAATCTGATGTATATTCATCTTTATACACAGTATCTATTTCTTTTTCATGATAAGATGTTTCAATTATAGACCTAAGTGTATCTTTCATTTCATCATGATACTTAAAGGGTTTTAATAATGCTGTGGCATTTAATTTAATTCTTTCTATTCTATCACTCATTTACATCCTCTATTTTTAAATCAAGTTTACCTGTTGCTAATTGTTCTTCTACTAAATCAATTAATATATCACCTATGTGGTCGATAAACTCTTGTTCATCAATGTCCACATCTTTAGGATTTTTTAGAATATTATAATCGAATATTACTGAAAGTTTTTCTTGGTCTTCTACTTCTTTGAATCCAACATTACCATACTTATAAATTACTTCTGCATACTTACCTTCTGTAAGTTTTATACAGGTATAATCATCATCTTGTCTTTGTGCAAATGTATATGGTTTAGTCTTCTGTTCCGTAGGTGAATTTTCTTTTTGTGTACTCATCAATCTTCTCTAATACTTCTTTTTTGAAATATTTTTCAGGTTCATTATTTATTGTTTTTGCATATTGTTTATTGCCGTCTGGTAATTCATATCTTGTTGATACTTTTTTAAACAAGCCACATTCTTCTGCTAATTCTAAAAGACCATAGTATTTGTCAAGACCTGTTTTATATGATAGTCTAACATCTACTTGTTCATTTTCTTTTGTAATTCTAGATTTGTAATTTTTACAACGAATTATATTACCGACAACTTCTGTGCCATCTTTTTCTTTTCTTTTACCTAGATATACAATACTTGAAGCTGCATATTTAAGACCAGAACCACCACCCATTTCTTTTTGTGGGAACATAGAACCAATCACATCATATGTATGATTAGTCATAATCATTGGCACATTTGCCTGACCTAGTTTTAAAGTTAAAACTCTAAATGCTGATTTAACAATTTGACTTCTAGTCATGTCTCTTGTTTCTTTACCTTCAGCAGTATCTTCCATTTCTTTTGTAGTAGATAACATGCCTAGAGAATCAAGTACAAACATAATAGGTTTTCTTTTACTTTCTTCTTGTTCTAAATACTTGTCAATAATTTTTATTGATTGTGTTCTAAACTCTTGTACTGTTGCAACTGGCACAACAACTGTTCTTTTCGTATCTATACCTCTTTGTTCAAGCATATCTTTTGATACTGCATTTTCTGATTCAAAATAAATTATACCAGCATCCTTATCTATGTCAAGAAAACTTTTACATACACCTAATGCAAAGAAAGTTTTACCTGTTGCAGCCTCACCTGCAATTGCTGTTATTCTATTATTTGGTAATCCACCAAAAATACTGCCTGATAATAGGGCATTGAAAGCATATGAACCTGTGTCAATAAAACTACTGACATCGCCACCTGTAACACCATCGGATGCTAGAGTGGCATATTCATTACCTGTCTCTTTAATTATATCTTTTAAAAAATCATTCATTTTATTACCTCAATATGAAAATCATTATACAACATCTAGAAGAAATTGTCAAGTGTGGTTACTCTTGAATGTCTAAATAAATCTAAGTCGGAATGTACAGAATGAAAACACCATACATTTTCTATGAACAACATATTCATAAACTCTTGCAATTCTTCTTTTGTTTTAAACTTAGCATTACCTTGTGGTCTTTGCATGATTCTCATGCCAATCTGACCGATAAAATAGTCTGATAAAGAATCAACTAATTCATCACAACTATAATATCTTTTACCTTTTATTTTGGGGTCCATTATATTTACAAATAGAAATCCATTATCTGATAAACTCTTATGACTATTTAGTGCAACCGGTAAATAGAAATCATCACGCCACTTTTCATACTCATTGAATTTAGACCATGATTGGTCTTCTTCATGTTCACCACCTTTATTATATTCTTCTGTTGAAAAATAAGGTGGACTTGTAAATGCACAATCAACATTATTGATTTCATCCCATGGTAAATCTTCTGCACCACATCTATAAATTCTAACTTTCTTTTTACCTTCTACACCTATAAATGAAGGACTATCTTCAGTCATTCTACCTGCATGTATTTTAACATCTGTATTACCTAAAAGTTTTTCATAAGTTTCTATCTGTTTATAATACTGATTAAAAGTATTTGGATTTGGGTCACACCCAATATATTCTTCAGCGTCTGAAGTATAAAAACCTGCAAGTCTATCACCCCAGCCACAACTTGTATCTAAAACTTTTTTAGCGTCTGTCATTTGATATATTGCCTTTGCAACATTAGGTTTAAATTGTGTTGCAATATATGTACCTAATCTAAAGGCACTCATATAACTTGCCTCTACTAAAGAACCACCTCTAAGTTTTTCTTCGCCATCAATATTAACTTTTTTCATACTATTAATACCACGCCAAATAGGACCTAAACATTTCCAGATATCTTTCGCTGTGCCTTCAGTCCATACTTGTATAGGTGCTTCAAATCCATAACTACCACAATTCAATCTTAAATCTTGATGAAAGAAATTACTAATAGAATTATATGTACTAGGACCATTAATTAATCCTAGACCATGTTCTTTAAATGGGTATTTGTAGTCTTCATATTTTTCAAATACTGTCTTATCTACATTCTCTATGGGTGTTATTATCTTCCATATGTCATCATTCTTTAACTC